CATCCGATTGCGGCTGGTACGTTCAGCAACCAGCTCAACACTCCGGCTGCGTTGTCCCAGACCTCGCTGGAGCAACTCCTCATCCAGATCCGCAACGCTGTTGACAACAACGGCAAGCGCATCCGGCTGAACCCGGAGAAGCTCGTGGTGTCGCCGTCGAACGTGTTCCAAGCGGAAGTGCTCCTCAAGAGCGTCCTCCGTACCGGCACGGCTGACAACGACATCAACCCGGTGAAGTCGATGGGCCTCCTTGCTGGCGGTCAGGCCAACCTCTCGCGTCTTACCTCGACCACTGCTTGGTGGATCAAGACGGACGCGCCGGAAGGTCTCAAGCTGATGATGCGTCGTGGTCTTGAGAAGTCTATGGAAGGCGACTTTGAGACTGACAGCACGCGCTTCAAGAGCACTGAGCGTTACGCGGTAGCCTGGACCGACCCGCGCACGGTGTTTGGAACGGCTGGCATTTGACGGGGATCAGTCCAAGTGACTGGAGAGAGGGGGCTTCGGCCCCCTTTCTTTTTGCTTGACGGCGTTATAGAAAAGCCTAAACTAGAAAATAGTTCTAGGTGTAACCAGCCCATTAGACCGACCTAGCGGACGATGCACAGACTAATGGGCGACTTGTGCATGAGGTGTTTCAATGGCTTCGACTACGTTTAGTGGGCCGGTTAACTCGACCAATGGTTTTTCCGGCTCTGTTTTGACGGCGGGTTCTTCCAACATCACCACGCTGACTTCTTCGTCGGCCACGGTGACGAACTTGCTTTGCACCACGCTGACGATTGGCAACACCAAGCTTGTTCAGGCTGGTAGTGCTGTGTCGGGTTTGGTGTCTGCGCAGCTTGGGTATATGCAGGTTCTGGTTGGTTCAACCACGGCCTACATTGCACTCTACAAGAGCCTGACGCTGTAATTACGGGGAGGGGCTTCGGCCCCTTTCTTGTTGTGACTTGACGAGGGAAAGCAGTTATGCGTCCTATTAGTTTTACAAGATCACAGCCTGCTGCGGATGCTGACAGTGTTGCTAATGAGCAGCTTCTGAATGCGTCTGGTGCGATCACGCTGGATGGCGTGTTGGTATCGGGTGGCGTGGCTACATTGACGGTTCCGGCGCAACTGACGGTGTTCAGTGAGAAGTCGGCCACGGTGGACTTTGTAGTTTCTGGCACGGCACCGGGTGGTGGATCGCAGACGGAGACGTTGGCAGTATCGGCTTCTGGCACGGTAACGGGTTCGCTGTCCTTTGCGACGGTGACTGGTATTACGGCTTCGGCTGCGACCAGTGCGACGATCAGCGTGGGCAACGCGGTGCCGGGTTACACGGCTTGGATTCCGCTTGACATCTACACGCCCAATCAGGTCACGACCATTTCTGGTAAGACGAGCGGCACGGTCAACTACTCGGTTGAGTACACGAACGAAGACCCGTTTGACACGAGCATTCAGCAGCTTGCGGTGCCTCACCCGGCGGCTAGTTTGACGGCTGCTACGGCGAGCGAGACTCAGTTTACGACAACGTTGATGCGTGCGGTACGCCTGAAGATCAATTCTGGCAATGGTTCTGTGCGCTTTACGATTGTCCAGCAGTCAACGAAGTAAGTCATGGCTAACGTCAAGATTACGGACCTTACGGCAGCGACGGCGCTGGGCGGCACTGAGCTTTTTGAGACGGTGCAATCTGGGTCGTCTGTCAAGGCGTCGGCTACGCAGATCAAGACGTTTGTAGGCGATTCGCTCAACATCACAGGTGGCACGCTTAGTTCGGTCACGCTTTCTAGCGCAGTAGGCAGTTTGTCGTCTGTAACGATTAGCGCAGGGACTATGGGGTCTTTGACGGTTACAGGCGGCACGTTTAATTCTGTGACGCTAAGTAATGCTGTTGGCGAGTTTGATTCTATTACGGTGACAGCAGGTGCGGTTCCGTTTAACACGATTACGAACCGAGCAATTGGGCAGTTTGAGTCTCACGTAGACCAAACGGCTACATCCGCTAACGTTGCTTACGTTGTTCAGATGAACAATGCAGCAGCGTTTAACAGTGGAATTACGATTGCTTCCAGCACAAACGTAACGACGGCTGCGGCTGGAATTTACTCAATCAATGCCAGCATTCAATTTGCTAACGCTGACAGCACCAACCATACCTCAACGTTCTGGTTCCGAAAGGACGGAACAAACATTCCAAACTCTGCATCTGTTATTTCGGTACCAAAGGTAGCAGATGGTGGTAAGACTTTGGCTCAAGTAACAATTTTTGAGTCAATGTCTATTAGCAGTTACGTACAGTTGGTTTGGTCTGTAAGTAACACAAACGTTACTTTGGATTATTCGGCGGCTTCTGGATCTATTCCGGAAATACCGTCAGTCATCTTCAACATGCAGAGAATTAACTGATGAAGGTCAAGGGCGACTGGGCTGACTGGCAGGAGTTCTCAAAAGGCGGCGGTGCGTTTAAGACGGCTGCTTGGCAGAGAAAGGCTGGTAAAAATCCAGCGGGCGGTTTGAACGAAGCCGGTCGTCGCAGTGCAAAGCGTGAGGGTATGAACTTGAAGCCGCCGGTATCTGCTGGTCAGGCCAAGAAGTCGCCCAAGGCAGCGGCACGCCGCCGGTCGTTTTGTGCTCGCATGAGCGGGATGCCCGGTCCGATGAAAGATGAGAAGGGTCGTCCGACCCGCAAGGCGTTGTCTTTAAGAAAGTGGGACTGCTGACATGGCAAAGCGAAAGAAGCCGGTAAAGAAGACTCAGCTTTCTTTGCGAGACAAGTTGGTAGTTAAAGTTTTGGCATTTAAAGCGTGGCTAAATAGCCAGTGGTATTCCTTGAGAGGAAAATTTTATGGCCGTTAAATATGTAAAGGATTTTGAGTTCTCTGCTGATCGTGGCTTTCATAAGAGTGCTGAGCCGATGAAGGCAAAGGCTTCTTACGGTGACATGCCTGCTCGCGCCAAGCCGAATGCGGCTGCGATGGGTGCGAAGAAGATGGAGTCCGCTCCGGGTCGTGCCAAGTACGCTGATGGCGGTAAGTCTAAGTACGTGCCGCTGAGTCAGCGTACCGATGCTGAGTCTCGCGCTCGTGCTTTGGCCATGAGCCGCGCAATGTCGGATAAGGCTCGGGCTCCGGGCTCTGCTCAGCAGAAGGCGGTTGATGCCGCTCGTGCGAGGCTGGATGCCAGCCGGGCAGCGAAGTCTGGTTCTGGCATGAGTGCGCAGGTCATTATTCCGGGCACAAAGAATGGTGTTCCGGGTTATTACACTGATGCCAGCCGGAAGAACTTCGTTCCGACTCAAGAGCAAGGCCCAATTGGTCGGAGGGTTATCCCCGGCAAGCCGCTTGCGGATTTCGCAAAAAGGTCCGCACAAAGGGTAAGCGCCAAGTATGCTTCTAACCCGCCGGATTCTGCCCCTGAGAAATTCGTTCCTCCTGTTCCGCTTGCCAAGGGTGGCAAGGCTGAGAGTGGTATTTTCAGCACGGAGTACATGGCGTCCAAGGGCCCGAAGACTCGCGGTACGCCGCGCAAGGGTCGTGAGATGGGTCGCAAGGACCGGATGGACCGGATGGCTTTGGAGAAGATGCGTAAGGCTGAAAAGTACGCTCCGGGGCTGAGCATTGACATGCCGGATCGCAAGGCTCATGGCGGTATGCCCAAATCGCGAAAAATGATGTACGGCGGCGGTAAGTGCTAAAATAGACCCGTCAGTCATTGGGGTCTGCTCGGTGCAGTAGACCAAGGCGCAAGAGGGACCCTAATGGCAACTTCTGGTACGGTTTCGACAACTAACTTTACGACGCGGCAGGTCATTGACCATGCCTTTAGGCGTTGTCGCTTAGGTGCGCAGCAGATCACCTCTGAGATGATCGATGTTGCGAACGACCAGCTTTACCTAATCCTGTCTAATCTTGCGAACCGGGGTGTTCAACTCTGGTGTATTGAGCGACTGGTGATGCCTCTGTACGAGGGGCAGGGCGCTGTCACGTTGCCTTTGGGCACGATTGATGTGCTGAACACCAACTTGCGCACGTTGTTGGAGGCCACTGGTACTACGGCGACGACTTCCACGACGTATCAAAACTACAATGCAGAGGGGCTTACGGTTACGACTGTTGGCATCAATTGGTCTGCGGCGGCTCAGCCGTTTGTAGTTGAGATGTCAAATGACGGCGTGACTTGGACGAATGTCCCGCTCTCTGACTACATCAGCAACCCCGATGCAACGGCGGGCGAGTGGACTTGGGTAGATACTGAAGTTCCGGAGACTGCGGATTATTTTCGTGTTCGCGTGACGAGCGGTACGCTTTCGTATTCGGAAGTTTATTTTGGCAACACGCCGAATGAGATTCCGATTGCGCGACT